GAAGATATTGAACTAATTCCTACTATATTATCAATCATCTTATATTGTTTACCCAGAATACCCGGAGTGCCAACATAAGCAACGATAGATGATGAATCGATGTTTGCGTTATCTAAAATAAAACGTTGCTCTAAAGACCCGTCAACGACGTATTGTGACGTTAAAAATGTCCCTTCTAATACTTCAATTGGACTAGATGCAGATCCAAAATTTGCAACTCCAACCCCACCTGTGACGGTTGTAGTCGCAACTATCTCCTCAGAGATCGAAAACACTATATCTGAATCATTCTGTCTTCCTACACACACCAGGCCTGGTTGTAAGGACATTGTAGAACTTGTAGTATTCGCAGTAACTGAAAAAGATATTGATGCCCTTGCTGCTGTTTTTGAACGGGGTACGTAACCAATATTTCTTGCCATTGATACGACATTTTCTCTCAACGTCGCTGAATCTAAGAAAGATTCGTTTACAACAAGATTAGAGTTAAATGCAGAGATATATGTATTGTAAGCTAGAGTATCAATTAAGACTGAAAAGTTAGATCCTTCAAAATCAAAGTCCGTAAAGTTTGAATTTGCTCTTAAATATTCTTTAATTTGTGTTTTAATCTGATCAAAGTCAAGATTAGTGAATTTAGTTACTGGCATTATCTCGTTGCTTTAAGTATGAATGAAAATTCTTGTGTGGGAAAATCTTGACCAACAATATCAAAGATAACAACTACTTCATATTCATTTTGATCTGGTCTAGGATCAACATTAACCTCTAGATTGTCAACTCTTGGTTCATAATTTTCAATTGAAGTTTGAATTTGTTTTTCAATTATTGATGCAGTACCAAAATCAACGAATCCGGGAACATTTTCAAATAATAAACCTCTTACATCAGATCCAATAGTTGAATTAAAAAATCTTTCATTTGGAATAGTTTGAACAAGATTACGAACAGACCTTTTAATTGCATCTGCATTTTTAAGCACCCCAATATCATTAGTCACAGGATGTCTTTTGAAAGACAGACTAATATCCTTGAATGCTCTCGATATTCTTGTTATCGCCATTAAACGATCTATTTTTATCTATTTATACCTATCTATTTAGCTGATTCATATTATAGTCTTCAGAATCAAAATAATTAAGCAACCACCATGCTACTGAACGTGGATTTTTCGCTCCACAAGTGAAGATATCGATTGCAACACACTCTTTTTCAGGCCAAGTATGGCAAGAGAGGTGACTTTCACCTAAAGTTACTGTACAAGTCACTCCATAAGGGTCAAATTGATGCACATATGTGTTTAAAACATCTAAACCTTCAGTTTTACAGGCACTTTCACACACTTGTTCAATCTTTTTTGCATCATTTAGTTTATCAAAGGGTACATTATACACTTCAACTAACAAATGTTCGCCCATATGAGCATTTTTCACTGTTTTCATCCGAAAGTATGTACGTTATAAGATTTGCGAACTGGTGGATAGAGAGATTTTTTGGATTTTTTGGTTACAATTCTGTAAATTTTGAATAATTTTTGAGTTTTCATTCAGATTTAGTAATTTTTGTCGGTTTTGGGTGAACTGATGGATATTCACTGATTAATACTTTGCCACTTTTGACAAATTCTCGACTTTTATCAACTTTTACGACCATTTGTGCCTCCTTTTATAATATTTATCCTAATTCTGGATCATTTTTGCGTTCTTTTGCAGTTTTCCAGAAATAATTCTCTTCTGAACCTAATCCGTCACGATCATGACCGTTCTCCACCTGATAATACACGGTTGATACCTTAAAATCAGGATTCTTAGGTGTCTCAGGAGTGATACTGTTGTCATAAATTCTCATTCTGTTGTTTGGATAGAGACAAAACTGCCCATTATCCAATTCTAAGAGATTATGAGACTTATGTTCAGCAGGCTGCTCACTAGTTGAGTAGTCTATTGAGTCTACATCCTGATGATAGTTGTCCAAAGTGCAAATATAAGTACCAGTTTGTGTTCCAAAGTCCCTTGTAAGCACTTCATAGTGCATTGAACCGATAAATTGTTTCTGAACAGCGACCACACCATAGTCCATACAGTTCCAAAATTGTAAATTATGCAGTGTCATGTCTGGTTTTGGTGTCTCTGGATCACTTGTGAACGCAGAAATCGGTAATTTATCAAACATTGCAGCATATTCTGGCAAATATGTCTCAAAATAGAAGGCACGACCGGGTATTGATTTAGCAGAAACCCAGACTCCCTTTACAAATTCGCCATGACCACTCTTATGGTCGGTCAAATACTCTTTTCTTACCCAAACCTCATAGGAGGGTAGATTCGCAATTAGACAAGCCATTTACTTACCCTGCCCTCTTGGTCTTTTACGAGCCGAGTTACGCGAGGTAGCCGCGTATTTCGAGTGTTTTCCGTTTCCCTGTCGAGTTTTTTTCGGGCGACTTTCGATATTTACACCCATGCTAAATGTTTTTGCCATTAATCAAGTTCCTCTTCGATCATTTTAGTAGTAAATTCACTGGGGTCATTCTTCCCTGTGAGGTAAAATTCAACTGCAAAGTCTTGCATACGGTCAAAGTATTCACTTTGAGACAATCCTGAGAAGACTTCTTCACCATTCTTCAGAATTGTATAGAGAGTTCTACGTATGGGGGTCATAATACCTGAGTAAGAATACAATAATTGCGAGTATGAGTAGTGCGGAAAGTATTGCAACGATCATTAGATTACCCTCGTCTTCTCATGTCCAACACGAATTCTTGGATCACACCAGATTTCATAACCGGCCTCTTTGGCATCGAGACAGAACGAGACATCTTCGCCACACATATCTTGGACTTCACCAGACTCAAAGACCTGCATCTTTGGAGCAAACCAAGGATATGGCATTTTCTTCTTACCATTTTCATCAAAGTCTTCAAATACACCCTTCTGTATCAGTAACCAACCGAATCCTGCATAGTCAACAGTAAATGGTTTCTTTCTCTTCTGTATTGTTTCGAGAGTTTCGTGATTCATCACACCACCATTCTGAGCAAAATCATCTTCCTCTAACCAGTGAGCAACCGATGTGGTACGACCATCTTCAGTACAATACCAACCAGATACGATTGGTCTGACTTTCTTATCATCAATTACAATATTATGACCAACAACCTGTGTAACTACTTTTCCATCCTTATCTTTAAGTTCAACACCATTTTTATCTTTCACTGGTTGACTTACTTCCTGTTTTGTGATTGCTTCTTCAGGAACTGAGTTAAGAATTAATTGGTAAAACTTTGCGGTATCAAAAACAATATCACTATCAATCCATAATTGCCAATCATATTCAAGTTTACCATCCCAAGGTAATTGATCAGGCCCTCGAAGAACGTTTGCACCCAAACATTTACAACGGGCAAAATTTACCATTGAAGAATAATCCTGAGATATCTGAATACCTCCACCTGCTTGTACAATATCAAAACATAACTGTACAAAGTTTTTCAAATAAGTATATGAAACTCCTCGTCCCGGAAGACAGAAAACAATCTTCTTTCCTTTGATTAATGCTTTTGCTAATTCATAATCCCACTCAGGTACTTTCTGTGCAGGTGCCTTTGATTTGACCTTAAAGCCTTTTGCCATAATTAATTCATTTTATAATTATATTTTACATCAATATCTAGGTGATGTCAATAAGAACTCTCTTCAAGTGTTGGAATGTAATCTTTCGTGTTTTCCGTAACACATGAGTACGTTATTTCTTCTTTCCAGTAAGAAGTATAAAGTTTATTCCATATAATATCAAATTCATGCTGATCTAAATTTTTAAAGAGACATTTATCGTTTAAGTAAATGTGATAGGTGTTACACATGGGTCTTTCCGAAATACTTGTAGTGAATAATTGGTTTAACTGTGTTAATTATACTATACAATACTGTATTCTGTCGAGCAGTTACAGGAATAAACTCAGTGGTATGATCGAAATCTTCGTCACGAACTGCTTGATTGATAACAATCGATCCATGAACTCCAGAGATGGAGCGATGGTATGTGCCTTTTGGAATCACAAGGGCTCCGCAATCTCGATTTAAGTGCACAATATGATACGGATCTGACCACTTTGGATTCACTAACTCAAACGTGCGATCTCCGGATAGAACTCGATTATGGTCAACCTGATGATAGTGGATATAAAATTGTTTGATTCCATCATACTCATCAGGTGGACTTACTGCAGGGCCTGCATGTTCAACTAGATCCGTCGCATTATTGTCTTTTACAGAGATATCATAAAAAATCACATCAGGAGTTTCACGAAACACTTGATGTTTAACAAATTCAATTTCATTCATCACTTTCAGTAATAATTACGTCATCATCATCAATCTTCCAGTTGAGGTTTGTATCTTCATACCACCCCATTTCATTGATGATCCACTCTGGTATTATAGCACGATATTCTCCAGTTACTGTATCAACCTCTATGGATGTAATATAGCCCCCGGAATTTTTTTGCATTCTGTGAAAACCTGTAGTCGTTTTTATATAGCGAAAAAAAATTTTACAATGTCTGTAATATTTGTGTCGCTTTCGTAACACTTTGTAGACTAGGGGAGTCACGCAATTTTATATAAGGGGGGGATCAACGTATAATAACTGCTGATCCCACGAACGAATGACTACCCCCTAG